AATTTTTAAACCCATCTTCTACAACCTTAATAAGTTCATCAAATTTAGTTCTAAATCTATCAACTATTGATAAATCAGTTGTAGCTAATTCCAAAATCTTAGAATCATCTTTATTTATACGAAAACGTTTCTTTTTTGTAAACTCAAGATTAATATCAACAATATCATTAGTCGGCTGGTTAATTAACTGATTCATTCTATTGTTCCCCCTCCCCTACTAAATTTATAAATTATTAATCACCTGTAAACTCAGATGTAGAAGTTGCTGTAAATACAAAATCATCACTCAGTTTATCAACAGTGCCAAGGGTAATCTTATTACTGAAATATACAGAAATTGGGAAATTAACATTAGTATCGCCACCAATGCTATTATATACGATTGTACAATCCGTATGCTTTTCTGCCTCATATGCACCTTCAGTTCCGATAAATGCAGTAATTACATAAATGGTAAACTGACTCAGTTCTGCAAGTGCATTTCTCCGTCTAATATCATTAAGCAAAGCTCCCAGCTTAGAACCACCAAGAATCAAGAACGGATCAAAATCTTGTTGAGGTTGCGTTCTATTAACATCAGTGTAATTAAATCCTCTGATATCAGTAGTGGTTTCAGTTTCAGAATTATACTCAATACTAGAATCTTCAGTTCTAGTACCGAGAATTTCACGAACTTGTGTACTACCTTCTGTCCATTCTGCTACGGTAATAAGCAATTTTCTTTCGGCACGTTTACCAGTATTCAAATTAATTTGACCTGCCATAAATTAATCCCTCCATATTATTTTACTTTTATCAAGATACTGTATTTCTATTGTCATACTATATACTGCTAATGCTGGAGATACTTCATCATTGATACCATCAAATCTTGGATTATCTGTTGTAACCTGTATAGATTCTATTACACAATCTTGTCCAAAATCAGGATAGTTTTCTAAATCTTCTTGTTCTTTAACCCAATCTATTAAAGATTGAATATCAGACATATCAACTACATTTTCATTAGAATATCCTGGTAATTTCACAACTGCAATATCTGTAGCCGATTTATATGTGATTATCATAAATGTATATAGTTTTAATTCTGACCCATCTATATATTTACGATTCAAGTATTTATCATTTGCTTGAGTGACGACTTGATTCGTATTATCTATAGCATTTATAAAATTAAAATATAGAGGACTATCTTGAATAGACGGACATTGTAATATATAATCAATAACTGCTTGATTTTTATCCACATTACTCATGTCTTTAATCCTCTTTCTTTACATGCATTTTTTAAAATACGTGTAATTTCTTGATTAGCTTCTAGCTTAATTGTATCTGCAAATGCTTTATCCCACGTACTTCTTGTTCCCGGCGTTTTATATTGTAAAAGTCGATCTGTAGGATATTTCTTTTTACCTCTGGGAGAATACCATCGTATAATTTGTCCTGCAGCATTTTTTATAGGAAAATTAGGTCCATATACTATTCCAGTATACTGATAGTGTCCATATGTTAATCCTTTACCCCATGAAATGCTTGTTGGAGTTACTTCTGCTGATTCTCTTAAAGCTTCAGATTTTTTTGGTACAAAAGGTGTAATTTTATCTTTAATGACAGTATTTATTTTAACTCTTATACCATCATCATTAAGCATCTTAATTAATTTATCCTGTACTTTAGTTCTTGCTGATTGCACTTCAAAACTTACAACGGTAGATATATCAGCCATATTATTATATACCTTTCACATAATAATGTTCGTTACCTCTGCCGCCTCCAGTATTATCTGACCATTCTTGAACTTCCATACAGCCTTGAAGTGCTTTATATTTCTTTTTTAAATCAGAAGATCGTTTACCAGAGGCATACTCATTAATTTCATCATCAACTTCACCTTTTATGATTATATCTCCTTGACCTAATGTAAAATAATTTTCCATTAGGTCATTAGGTATATTTAACCATTCGTATCTTTCTAAAAATCTATCGTCTTTTCGAATACGACATATAATATTATTTGTTTCTAATACAGTCTTGCCAATCGTTATTTTATCACCGACATATTTCCAAAATGCATTTGTTATAACATATCGATGCCATGTAATAACATTTGTTTGTGGATCTTGATATCTATTATATAATGTTATGGTAGTATTCCACCATGATGGATAATTATTCATTTGGATACACTCCTCTATATAATAGTCTTTGACCCAATGAATTTTTAACTCCTGTCAAATACATTTTAATCAAATCGGCAATTTCTTTATCAGAATTTCTAATCATACTATCCGCAGATAATATATTATAACTTGCTGATACACCATCATTTGATTCACTTGCAAGTCCAGCAATTATATTACCGTCTTTATCTTTAGGACTTGTTACCATAACATCTTGCTTTCCTTTTATCAACTGAATAATTTTTAACATGCATCGTTTAACAGCCTCCGGATAGCTGATTTCCGATTTCAGTCTATTAAAAGTCCACCAATCTATTACAGTCCTTGCTTCAAATTCAATTTGTTGAAAGGTGGTTTCTTCCATATCTGCACCACCCATATTTATATATTCATCATATGTTAGATACATTGGAATAACCACCTTTCTCAAATTATTAGCCCAGAGAAATAATACGGGCAATCGGAATAGCTTTCGAATTAATATACTGCTTATTCGTTCCGCCGGTATTTACAAGTTCCCAGTTAGTGCCAGTAGCAAGTTCAGCATCTGTCGGAGACAGAGTAGAAATGCTGTTGATTCCAACAAAACTAATACCGTATGGAGCAAAGCACTTTCTCTGACGACTATACAAAGTATCTTGACCACCATTAGTTTTAGGATCACGACTCATTTCATACGGAACTTTAGCTCCACAGTTAGTGTACTCAATAGCACCGTCACCAAACAGATAAGTAACATACATAGGAGTGCCAGCACCTGTCTTTTCATAGTAACTGTTAATAGAACTATCTACTGGATTAGTCACTTCAGTATATACGTAATTACCAGAAGTTCCAGTTCTGGTATAATAAGTCTTACCGGCAGTAACAGCAGTGTCACTTGTTTTACTGAATGTTGCAGTACTAGTATCTTCCATAACAGGCATACTATCATCAACAATGACCATGCGTCCATTCAGTGTAGCAAGTCCGGTTTCACGTTCCATACCGTTAGCATCGTTATATTTCAGATAGGCAAGAACCTTCATATTCTCCAAATTAGTAGTTACTGCAGAGTGCATAATAGCCATGGAGAATTTATTCTTATGATCACCACAAGCTTTCTGAATAGCAGTATTAAGGGAAGTTGCATCCATAAAGCCTGTTCTACCTTCACTATTCTGTACTGTATGAATATCGTGAGTATGAGAAGCTACAAATTTAGCACCTTCAGTATCACTCATGCTGAAAATACCAGTCAAAACCGCAACAAGTGTAGCTTGATCAATTTCATCCCAATATTCTGCGACTTGCTGTGCTACGTTCTCCATAAAATCAACGCCGCCAGTAATATCATAGGAAAAGTCTTTCTCTGTCCAAGCCTGTGCTCGACCATAAACAACCCTAGAATGACTGAAGGTCTGAGTAGATTGAGAAGTAATATCAGTTACACCATCATAGTTAAGTGGAATAGAACCACTAATAAGTCCCTTCAGAGGTGTAGTAATATAGTTACCACCAACTTGATCTGCCATAGCAGTTGCCAAATCTTGACGGGAAACAATAGCCCGAGATTTAAGCAGTTCATTAAGTTTCAGGTTAGGTACTCTATCAACATATTTTTGAAATACCTCACCATTAAAAAGTTTACTATCAAAGTACGGCATATTCTACCTCCATTTATATATCAAAAGTTGCTCCAGGATTTTCATTTGCCATCTTCATCATTTCAGATAAGGATAGTTTCTTGCTTTGTTTTGGATCAGTTGTTTGTGCAAACTTCGGTTTCGGATCAGTTACAGGAGCTTCTTTCATAAAAGCATCATCATTATCTTTCGAATATAATTGCACAAAATCTTCTGCACCGATAATACGACCATCTTCCAACTTCAGTTGTTTTTCTATCATAGATTGTATGAAATCTCTCTTCGCCGCATTACTGGAAAAATTCTTACTATTAGCAAATTCTCTTACAGCAAATTCATACGCCTGTTGTTTTAACTGAACTTGATAATCTTTTGTTTCCTGATTATATCGTTTTTGCAATTCAGTTAAATCTTGGGAAGCCTTCTTCAATGCTTCAATATCTCCAGCATCTTTCAATGTCTGTTGAAGTGTTTCCAAATCTGCATCTCGTTTGGTAATTGTTTCTGTTAAATCAGTAATTCTAGCATCTCGCTGAGAAATTTCATCATCATGTTTTTGTTTAGAAACATAATTACCTTCTGTTAAATCAACAAATTTAGCTCCATTTGCTAATTTTGAAAACTGACTCCATGTTAATGTTCCATCTTCAGCTTTATCAAAAATATCCTTTACTGTCATGATACCTCTCCTTTACATTCGTTTTATATCTGCTAATTTATATATCCGCTGGGCAGTTTAGCGGAAGAATGTACATTCTTTAAACGTCTTTATGCTGGACATTTCTCTATTCCTCATACAGCCACACATCGATAAAATATGTGGCTGTACTCAGGTGAGGTAAGAGAACAACGGAATGAACTTCCGCCACTTAAATTATATAACACAATGATTATAAAGTAAATATGTTTTTCTAATTTTTTTAAACATTTAACGTTTAAATTTTTAAACATTTTAAATTTTTTTAAACTTTTAATGTTTAATATTTAATCGCCCTATATCCAAGTACTTGTGCCCTATCTTTATGTACCTTTAATCCACAAGATTTACTAAATTGCTCATATTGTTTTGTATATGCCACGACTTTTTGTCTAGCTAATTTTGCACCCTCTATATCACCTGATTTCTGTAAAATCATTTGCTCATCTTTTGCATATCTAATTCTTGTTTCCATTTGTCGTTGCATTTGAGTACATTCATACATTGTAATATGTTTACCATTAGGTAATGTATAACCTCTATGATTATCTTCAATAAATTTTTCAAGTTGTTCCTTTGTATATCTTGGTTCTGTAACTCCTATAATAATTGATCTAGCTATATGATGACAATTCCATATGCCAATTATACGTCTAACACCAGTAAAATATCTTCCATCTATATCTACAAAATCTTCACTACTTTGTAATTTTTCATATTCTGCATTTGTAAATATGTGACCTTGAAATGGTTCATGATCTAATGCACAATTAATATGGGCACTCAATTCTTTTCCGTCTGCTCCTATTTCCTCACCTATTTGATCTTCTATAGCTTGATCTATAGCTCTAATACCATCTAATAAATTTCTTCTAACCGCAGTATCTAATCGTTGTGTATACCCACTATCCCATGACAATCTTCTAATACCACTATCAGATAATTGTTTTAATGTACGCCTCATAGCAGTTCTATAATCAACAACTCTTGCTTGACTTGCTTGTATTGCTTCATCGATAACAGATTTATATGTATCATCAATAGACTGAAATCTTAATTTTGAAGGGTTTCTTAAATCTCTAATTAAAAATCCAGTTGCTTTTGAATTAGATAAATTTTCATATGTTTTGGCAGTTACATCACCGATAGCAGTAACAATAGATTGCAATTTTTTATTTCGAACATAAGGTATAAATGCTCTATGTCTATAATCATATAATGGTTTAGCATCTAAATGTGTTTCAATAGCAACTGTTTTAATTAAGGATTTTATATCTCTAACCTGTAAATTAGATAATCGAGCTAATTCTTTATTCATTTCCCGAACATCAGCCCCATATCGGACAAGTATTTGCATACGTTTTATGTCCTCGGATGATAATTTTCCGATTGTTTTTACATTCTCTGCAATCTTAGATAATACATAAGTATTAATTGATTCCTGTCTAGTTACAATAGGTTGAACAAGATTATCAATAGCATCCTCACTTAACATCATTCATTTCCTTATCTTTATGTAAATCTCTATTAAATCTCTCACCTATGATACCATTATTATGAACATTGGATATCTGATATTGTGCTATCATATCAGCTTCTTGTTGTTGCTGACTTTCTTCATTAGCTTTTTCAAGAGCCTCCCGAGCTTGTTTTTCCGTTTCACCAAAATACCACATTCTCAATTCAAGTTTAGATATTAATCCATTTGTAAGCAATACCATTCTAGTATTTATTTCTTCATTTATATCAACAATGATACTATCATCCCATTCAAAGCTAACCTCATAATCACCTTCTGGAGTTATTTCATACAATGTAGCATAAGTATTCATTACATAAATAACATCCCTAAGTGCAGATTCAATAGATTCCTGAATCTCTTTATTAGCCTGATATGATCTCTGTTTCAATATTTTCAATTCAGTAGCAGTTCGTGCCACATCTGGACTATCGGATAGCGTACCTCTGCTTAATGCACAAGTATCTTCAATTCTCATCAGTATTGTATTTAATCCGTTTATATAATTATTATCTCTTAATGAAGGTGCAAACGGATTATATGTATCTGAATCAGAACCTAAATCCATTTTACGGAACAGCCTTTGTTGTAAATGATTAGGTCTGGTATGTTCCTGACCATTCGCATCAACATCAACCCTTAACGCATCTCTATCAATATCAATAGCCATTTCACCAGCTTCATATTCCCAAAGCAGTCTACTATATTGCATATCAGCATCACGTATAAGTTTTACCGCTCTGCTAAATCCAGATACTCCTAAAGGACTTGCTGGGTCTATAGTATTAG